CGTTTACATGCAGAATCTGCATTTGGAGTAGTACCAGGTATTCCTTCACTTATTGTCACAGTAAATAGAGTAGATCAATTCTTAAGCAATACAGGTTCATTTAGTGGTTCCTTTACAGGAAATTTAATTGGAACAGCAACAACAGCATCATATATTTCAGGTTCAGTATTTACATCTACTAATGCTGCTTTAAGCGCATCATATGCATTATCATCATCATTTTCAACATCCGCTTCATTTGCTCAAACATCAGCAACTGCATCTGTATTAAGTGGGTTTGATCCTAACGCCGCTACATTTACAATAGAACTTATTGATGCTTTAACAGTTGATTTTTATGCTCCCGATGACCTAAGAATAAACACAACTTCATCCATTAGCGGCTCAGTAACAGCATCATTATCTGTAAATAACTCAGCATATACCTTAACTAATTTAATTGACCAAGGTGATAAAATAACTGTAACTGCAGCAAGCGCAAGTGTATTTAATTTGAATGCAAGATATGAGTAAGAGAGATTTATATATTAAAGCTAAGTCAAGTACACCTGCAACAGCTCCAGTTGGTGCAAAGCCATTAAAAACTAATCAAACAACTTCATTTAGAACGGGAGATGATGGTGATACACAAAGAGGTAGAGCAGTTAGTTTATTAACACTTGCATCAAATAATCCATTTGGAAATACAAATAGATTTACTGCTTTAGATGGTACACAAACATATACTAATAGTATTATACTAGATTGGAATACATATGATGGGGTAAGTGTTTTGAGTTATTGTACAGCAGATATTGCAGTAACAGAAAGATGGAATAACCAAACAGACAATGCTAATGCTGCAACACACGGTGGATATACTGATTGGACAATGTGTAATGCTTTTGAATTAATGAATATAGCAAATTTTGCAAGTGGTAATAATTCGATGATTTCACTTAACTATTCACCATTTAATATCCCAGATGGTGTTAATATATGGACTTCAACTACAGGTGAGAGAGCTGATGGTTTAACATCATCTGCTGTTGCTAGGAATACTGCAAATATTTTAAATATACTTGGTAAAACAACAAACGGAGTTAGAAGAATTGATGTAAGATATTTTACAAATGCAGAATTAGGAATTTAATAAAAAATAAAAAATTATGAAATACAAATTCGAACAATTTAACGTTGAAATAGAAAATCCTACTATTACAGTAATAAATGTAATAGACAACATTATAGATAAAAAATGTTCAGTTGAAATTGAATTGAATGTTGATAGATGTAGTTTTGGTATTACTTTAGCAGGTTTTGAATATAGAGATGTATGGTATGATCAAGATATTATTGATTGGGTACAAGTAAAATTAGAAGAATATAAAATAAGTGAAAATAACAAATAAAATGAAACAGTTACAGAAAACAAAGTTTTAAATCAAGAAGAACTGCAAATTAAAAAACAATCCAAGATGAAACTCAAACAGTCATTATATAACTTGGAGAAATTGAACTCATTCAATATTGAATGAAAGAAAAAGTAAAATAAAAACATAATAAACTTTGGATAATGTATCAATATATTATATTTTATATATAAAAACCATATGAAACGAAAATTAGACAAAGAACATGTAGATCTACTAACTGATTTACAACAGTCCTATCAAGAAATTGCTAGAGTTTTAGGAAATCTTGCAATCGACGAAATTGTAGCACAAACTCAATTGGATTCGATACAACTAGAAAAACTGCATTTTACGCAGCAATTTAAAGATTTACAAACTCGAGAAACCCAACTGATAAATCAACTCAAAGATCGTTACGGCGAAGGACAAATTGATTTAACAGATGGCACGTTTACAGAGTCCGGTCAGTAACTATATAACCATATATATTATATATAATCACATAACACGTATAAAAGGAGTATTTTAATGTCAGAAAGAATCGTTTCTGCTGGTGTGTTTACGAGAGAAGTTGATCAATCGTTTTTACCTCAAGCAATCGGCCAGATAGGTGCCGCGATTGTAGGCCCTACTGTGAAAGGACCTGCATTGATACCTACAAAAGTTTCATCATTTGGTGAATTTCAACAAATATTTGGGTCATATACCGCAGAATCATATGTACCATTTGCAGTAGAAGAATATTTACGCGAAGGTAACGTAATAACTGTTACACGATTGTTGTATGAAGATGGGTATGCTTTACAAAACGGAGCACTTGCAGTTGTTGCAAAATCTGGGTCTACTGAACTAGTAACACACGTATTACATCCAACTCAACCAGTACAACAAACAACTGGTAACATATTTCAGTCGTCAGTATTAAATAATAACGTATCTGGAAGTTTCGAGCTTAAAGTTTCAGGATCATTTTTAACTGATATTACCATTCCGGGATTTAGCTCATTCATCGCAGGTAATGGAGCTAGTGTATCTGCATCAATTGTACCAACTCAGAACGATTATATTGCTAAAATATATGGTAAATCTCCAAAATCATTGGATTATCCAGTATATGTTCAATATGAAAATCCAACAGCTGTGGCTCAATTTGCAAATTTAGCAAATGTTAATATAAGTTTAGAACCAATTGCATCATATGAGATGCTACAAGACTATTCGACTGCATCAACACCATGGATTACATCCCAATTAATTGGGGCTATTACCAAAGATTTAATTCGTTTTCATACCATATCACATGGTACGTCTGTAAATCACGAAGTTAAAGTTGGAATTCGTGATATAAGATTAGCTAATGAAGTTGCTGGTGGTAATGGATTCGGCACATTTACAGTAGATGTACGCCGTGTTAACACTGCAAATATTGCTGCATCGCCATATAATTCTCAAGACACAGATGCTACACCTGATATCGTTGAAACATTTTTAAATGTATCGTTAGACCCAGATTCAGTGAATTATGTTGTCCGTAGAATAGGAGATCGTTTTCAAACTGTTAATTCTGATGGAGAATTGGTAGTATCAGGTGATTATCCGAATCTATCTAAATTTATTCGAGTAGAAGTTACAGACGCAGTTGCAAATAAATCAAATGACAAATCATTGGTACCATTTGGGTTCCGAGCTCCATTAGCACCAATACCAAATGTAAGCGGAAGTATTAACATTCTTGGTGCTACATACACAACTTCACAAGTTGTTGGTGCATCATATAATTCAAACAATTACTTTGGATTTGATTATACTAGCATCAACAATTTAAACTACTTGGCTCCATTGCCATCTGGTAGTGAAGTTGCAAATAGTGTGGCATTCTATCTAGGGGATGTTTCACAAGATGCACAAGCTGGATTTCCATCACCACTTAATTCGTATTCAGGATCATTACAAACGGCTTTAAATGCTGGCACGTTTACCGCTAATGTTGCTACTGCAACTAGGAAGTTTATGGTACCATTTCAAGGAGGTTTTGACGGAGCTCGTCCAAACTTACCAAAATTTTCAGGAGCTAACATCACAGGTACAAACACGTTTGGGTTTGATTGTAGTGCCACATCTGCAACCGGGACTAAATCATATTTGAAAGCTTTTTCATTGCTAGCAAATACCGATTATTATGACATGAATATGCTCATTACTCCAGGTATATTTGACAGTTTACATTCTGCAGTTACTAGTGCAGCTAGAAACTTAGCAACTTCTAGACAAGACACATTTTATGTGATGGATAGTAACGCATTAACTGATTCTATCGCACAAGTAACAGCCCAGGTATTGACACTTGATAATAATTATACTGCAACATATTGGCCATGGGTACGAATCACAAACCCATCTAATAATATTCCATTATGGGTACCACCATCTGTAGTTGTACCGGGAGCTTTATCATTTAATGATTCAGTGTCGGCTCCATGGTATGCACCAGCTGGATTAAATCGTGGTGGTTTGAACCGCGTAAGTGATACATATCAAAATTTATCTAGATCAAATCGAGACACACTGTATGAAGCTCGCGTAAACCCCATTGCCAACTTCCCTAACGATGGAATTGTGATTTGGGGTCAAAAGACCTTACAAGCTCGGCCAAGTGCTTTAGACCGCGTAAATGTGCGCCGTTTGTTGATAGCGGTTAAGAAATTTATTGCGTCTAGTACTAGATATTTAGTATTTGATCAAAACACCATAGAAACCAGAGAAAGATTCACTCGAATTGTGAATCCATATTTAGAATCAGTACGAGCTCAACAAGGTTTATCTGCGTTCAGGGTAGTAATGGATTCTACAAATAACACTCCAGACGTTATAGATCAAAACATATTGTATGGACAAATATTTTTACAGCCAACCCGCACCGCTGAATTTATCATATTAGATTTCAACATACAACCAACTGGTGCTGTATTCCCTGAATAATTTTTTTATATGAATTATCAAAGAAAGGCTGGGTTCGCTCAGCCTTTTTTACGTTATAATATATTTATAAGAAAATAGGATATATACATGAGCAATTTACAAGATCTTGTAAACCCAAATTTGGAAGATTATGGCAATGAAACTACAAATTTTTATGCAGCTGCATTTGCCTGGGAACCGAAGAAACAACATCAGTTTGTAATGTCTATAGACGGCATTCCATCATATTTAATACACGCAGCTGGAAAACCAGAACTCAGTAATGGCACAGTTACATTAGATCATATCAATGTTAAACGATATGTGAAAGGTAAATCTGAATGGTCTACATTAAGTATTACGTTGTATGATGCAATAGTACCTAGTGGGGCACAAGCTGTAATGGAATG